ATTCTAAGGCGCCCTGTAATTCACTTATAATAGCGCTTATTATCTGTTGCTTGGTTCTTTTTGCCATTGTTATCCCCTTAGTTATTGTGCAAGGCTTTTCGCTTGCCTACTACCATACTACTACGATAGCTATGTACTTGTCAATACCTTTTTTTATAATAATCTAAATATACCTGTGTATAACTTGCATAAAACAGATTAAAAATGTATAAATAATTATATTATGTCATTGATAAAATACACTGAACAGCTAGCACTTGCTAAAATTGAGATAATGCACAATATACTGAATGATGATGAGAGTATAGTTTTTATAAATGAGTTGTTTACTAAGGTAAACATATATCCTGAATTGTATCATCTGTTTAAGACTAAGTATAAACATAATCCAAAACTGGTGAATTATTGTAAAATTATAGATAGCACACTAGAACAACGCCTAGTCACCGGTGCTTTGCATAATAAGCTACACGCAGGGCTAGTGGTGTTTATACTGAAAAACAAGTATAACTACACTGATAAGGCGGTGATTGACAACAACATAACTGTTACCCCAATCTTAGGCGGTGCTAGCAATGTACAGGCTATACAGGCGGGCAATGAGGTTATAATGGCTAGTACATCATCACCAGAATAAGCGCCCGCCATACAGGCTTAAAATAGCCCACAATATGCTCCACCCCTGTTAGTTATGTTATAATATGTTTTTGTATTGACCCCTGTTATGGTGCCAAAAAAGACGGGGTTATATACCACTTATAGCCCCTATGTTGTCAAGCCCTAAGCCCACCCCTGTTGGCTATGTCGCACAATATGTATTTTGCGACGTTACCCCTGTTAGCCCTTTTGGAAGCATATTCGGAGTGTCCGCCGTGTGGTAGACTGAAACTAGGTAGCCACCAAACTAACTCAGAAACAATTAAAGTGCTAAAGCTAAATAAGGAAGAATAAGATAATGTCATATGTACCTACTACAGCTACAGACAAACTGCTAAAGTTAAAGAAAAGAATTAGGGGAGTTGCAGGTGGAACGTCTGCTGGGAAGACTATTTCTATATTACAAATCTTGATAGACCAAGCTCAAACAAATAAAGGAATATTGATTAGTGTAGTGTCAGAAAGTTATCCTCACCTACGTAGGGGCGCTATGAGAGACTTTTTATCTATTATGGAAGCTACTAATTATTATGATGATAATAAGTGGAATAGAAGTGAAGCTACATATACATTTCCTAATAATAGTCGTATAGAGTTTTTTAGTGCTGACCAGCCAGGTAAGGTTAGGGGACCTAGGCGTGATGTGTTGTTTATGAACGAAGCTAACAATATAGGCTATGAACAGTTTGACCAATTAAGAATTCGTACTAAACAGACTATTTGGCTTGACTGGAACCCTACTAATGAATTTTGGTGGTACACAGAAATCATGCCAAATTATACTGATATAGATTTCATTACGCTAACGTATAAAGATAATGAAGGTTTAGATGCTTCTATTGTTGCTGACATTGAATCACACAAACACAATAAGAACTGGTGGCAAGTGTATGGTATGGGCCAGCTTGGTGAGGTTGAGGGTCGTGTATATAGAGGTTGGATTATAATTGATTCTTTGCCGCACGAAGCTAGGCTAGAACGCAGAGGTTTAGATTTTGGTTATTCTAATGACCCTACTGCTTTAGTTGATGTGTATAAGTATAATGGTGGTTTTATATTGGACGAGAGATTATACCGAAAAGGATTGTCTAATAAGGATTTGGCTGATTTTATAAATAACTCGGCTGATGCTGAGACATTGGTGTTTGCTGATAGCGCAGAGCCTAAGAGTATTGATGAGATAGCATCTTATGGTGTGCCTATTATTCCTGCTCAGAAAGGTGCTGGGTCGGTTACACAGGGTATTCAGTATATACAAGACCAGCGTATTTCTATGACCCAACGTAGTACCAATTTAATTAAAGAGTATAGAAACTATTTATGGCAGACTGATAGAGACGGCAAGATACTTAACAAACCAGAAGATATGAATAATCACTTATTAGATGCGCTTAGATATGCTTTAGAAAATTACACCTATGCTAATAAACGTGGAGCTGGTATAGTACGAGTAGAGCCAACCGTTAGCAGTAAACGCAAATCATTTGTTGTAAACGAAGATGGTACGGCTGACGCTTTTCACATAGATATTGCTGATGTAGTTAAGCGAATAGAAAGAGAGCAAAGAGCAAAGGGGGAATGGTTATGAATTTCTTAATGATATTCCACGCTAAGATATACGGGAAGCCAGAACAACGTCCACAACTAATGCGATGCGGTTGTGGCAGAATTTTATTCAAAGCAAATAACGAAACCATTACAGTTAGTAATGATATCGGCCTTGGCTGGGAAACACATTCGCCTAGTCAACACTGGATTGAGTTGCGTTGCCACTCTTGCAAAAATAATTACAAAATTTTATTTCAATGATGTATACTAAGAGTAGGCAAATTAATGCGAGCCCTGTTAATAAAGGGCTTTTTTGTTGAGGAAAATACAATGGCAACAGTAAAACAATTAATGGACAAAACAGCTTTTAAGGCTTTGCAAGTTAGAAAATCTAATCGCAAAGTCCGTACTGATGTTGGTAAAGAACATCAGAAATTTGCAAAAGTAAAAGTACCTAAAGTTTAATAAGGATAGAATAAACTTATGTCCAACAACTGGGATTATGAACAAACATCTCCACCACTAAACGACACTAAAGTCGATAGGCTTGCTGACGTACCTACTGGTCAAATAGACCAGCTACCTGCTTTGTCTATTGAAATTCCTGACAATCAAATTATTAAAAATCTTGATAACCGTATTGATGACAGTATTGGATACTGGGACTCACCCGATGGTTATAACTTACGCCAGTCTCGTAACGAAGCTATGCGTTTTTATCTCGGTAAACAAAACGATGTTAGAAGTCTTTACAGGTTTCAGACACCATACGTAGAAAACCAAATATATATTGCAGAACAATCTATTGTGGCATATCTCACAGCTCAAAACCCTCAACCAGAAGTATCTCCTGCACAAGACAATCAACAATCTAAATTATTTGCGGCTGATTTAGAAAAAGTATTAATGGCTCATAGTAATAAAATACAAATACAATCATTATTAGAAACTTCAGTAAAAAACGCTCTCAATAAAAGACTGGGCGTTATTTATTTCCAGTTTGACCCTAATTATGGCAAAAACGGTGAAATTATACCTATAGCTCTTAATCCAGAAGAAGTTATTATAGATAAAAACGCCAGAATGGGTGAAGACCCAGATTTTATTTGTCGAAACGTTAAAATGAGTGTTAATGAAGTAATTAATCGCTGGCCTTCAAAGAAAAACCAAATATTTGACGAATGCGGCATAGTAAAAGGCACTTCAAAGCAGCTAGAGCAGATTCTTGTAGTAAGAGAAGTTTGGTTGACCTATTATGACAAAAGTTACGAATCGCATCAGGCTTTAGTATATTATTTCCAAAATCTTGTATTAGAAAAATCTAGAAACCCTCATTACATATATAGCAAGAACGAAAAAAACTTCCTAGACTTACCTACCAAGCCATTTATACCGTTAAACCTAGATAATGATGGTCAACACTGGATTGACAACACTTCAGCCGTAGAACAAGCCTCTAAAGTGCAAATTATACTTAATAAGCGCGGTAGACAGCTCATGGAAGTCGCTGACAAAGCAAATGGCATATTAGTTATAGACACAGCTAGCGGAATGAGCAAAGATGACGTCCAAGACCTTACAGATGACCCAAATCAGCGCATTGTCATCTCTCCACCACCTAATAAACGTGCTCAAGACGTTATATTTAGGCTTCCACCACCCGAAATTCCACAATTTTTGTTTAATGATAAGATTGACCAGCGTCAAACTATCCACAATATCATGGGTACGCCTAGTGAGTTTAGTGGTAGTAAGTCAGGAGACGCTGAAGCGGAGACTTTGGGCCAGTCAATGATGAAGAAAAACCAGGCATCTGGCCGCCAAGACCTTTATGTTCGTGCCATCGACCGTTTTATGGATAGATACTTCCAGTATTTGGTTCAGATGATGGTCGTATGGTACACAGAGCGTCATTTTTTTGTATATAACGGCGGAGATGGTGAATTTGATTATATAACCATGCACAGAGACCTTATTGAAAACGGCATTGCAGTAAATGTTAAATCTGGAACTAGTTTGCCGTTTGATAAACACCGCCAAGAAGCAGTAGTGCTGCAATTAATGAAAATGGGCCAATCAATTTCTTTACTTGACGCTTATAAGCTACTTCATATGCAGAATCCGCAGCAATTGTACGATAACTGGGCTAAACAACAAACTGACCCTATGTCGCTTGCTCGCACAGGACTTGATGAAATGGACGATGCTAAAGCGTACATTGCTTATGTGGAAATAATGAACGGAACAACACCAGAAGACCCAGATGATTGCACTACGGAATTTGTACTTTCATTACGTAAACTAATGCTACGTGATGAATTCATGAAAGCGCCAAAAAAGAAACAAAATGTTTTCTTGAAATATGTTGACAAGGCTATAGTTTCATTATCCATGAGAACTGCACTTGACCAAATGAGCGAACAGGGTCCTGAAGCATTAAGTCCAAAAAACCCAATTCAACCTCCAGCACCAACTGGCGGTATGCCAGCAGGTATGCCACCAGGAGGACCACCGATGCCGCCTGGCGCAGCGCCTGGTAATGTGCCTGGTCCTATTCCCCCAACTGGTCCAGGTTCTTCCCCATTACTGGGCGCTATGCCTGGTGCCGCTGGCGGCGGAATTTTGCCGTCAATTACTCAAGGTACTGGATTAGCTAACCCTGAAAATCCTAGAATGCAATCACCAGAAAACCCATTAACATTGCCCTCAATCTAAATATGTTAAAATAAAGTCATAAAGGAGGAAGACATGGCTGAACAAAATGATGGTGTAGCTGGTTTCACAGCCCCACCCGATTTGCAAGCAAAACTAGATAGTCTTGATGACAATCTGCAACCAATAGAAAAGGATTTAAGGGAAGATGACAAAAGCGCAGAAGTTTCAGAGGAGGAGAACTCTAAAGAGAATGAAGACTCTGAGCAAATTGAAGAAACAGCAGAAGATAATGAATCTGAGGAAAATGAATCTAGCGATGAATCCAAAGATAGTGATGAATCAGACACAGAAGATGGTTACACTATAGACGAAGGCGAAGAAGACGATGAGGAAGAAGTAGCATCTAATTCAACGCAAGAAGCTAAAGTAGCCGAAAACTTAACACCAGAACAACAATACATTTTAGATAATGTAAAATCTATTAAGGTACGTGGTTATGTGGGTGATAGTGAAAAGTTGGAAGTTTTTGACATATTAGCCGCAGAACAATTACCAGACGGTTTTAAGTTTGTAGACGATAAAGAACGAACACTTGCTATTAATGGTTTTAATCAATTAGAACAAAAAGCAGTTCAACTACAAAACGATTATCGAAACCAAGAAAGCCGCAAGGCTAGTCAAGAGTTTCAACAACGCGAAGATTCTGCCGATAGACAAGATATTGG